TGTGTGTTCATCTACACAGCCAGAAACACCCCATAACGGAAAGACACTTTTTTTGAGAAATATCCCCGATTGTTAGGGGCTATAATGATAATGCAACATGGTGGCAGCCTCCTTTATGCCGCCATGTCTTTAATGTCGTCGCATGACAAAACGCGGCGGCTTTGATTTCTCAAAACCGCCGCGTTATCATTGGGGCGTGAAAAGATGTCTGCTGCACGACGGTTTTTTTCTTTTGCCGTCGTGCGGCAGATGTTTGAAGCAGCGTATGGAATTAACGTTTTAACGCTTTGCTGCTGTTGCCTTAATTCCAAGAGTTATAAAATAGCCAATGATGATTCCTGCAAAGTTCATCATTACATCATCAACATCAAAACTGCGCCCAATGACAGGCTGTAGTAATTCAATCGCAATCGGTGTTATGACAGCAAAAGCAAAAATGTTCCGTGTGTTTATGGTCTTTGAAACAAAAGGCAAGAAGAACCCCATTGGCAAGAAGATGATAAGATTTCCCTCAAGCATTGTTCTTACCCAACGCCCAATCGTAAATTCGCCTGTTTGAGCTTTCAAAAATGTGGGAACAAGGTTGAAATTGCCGGAAAATAGGGGGTCGAGTTCACCACCGCTATAACCGTTATACAGATAAAACCAAATATACGTCCAAAAATTTCTCGGAACAAGAACAAGATTGATCAGTCCTGTTAAGTAGCAAACAAAAAGCCAACGCATAATCTCTGCTCCCCACGAAACAGACAGTTCGCGCTTTCTGATTTTCACAAGTCGATAGATTGCATAAACAAGTCCTACCAAAAAGGTAATGGGGACAACTTGAAGAAATATCCCTATGAGCGACCCGGACATCACTACTGCATATAGACCATCAAACATATCCCACCTCCACAATTCTATTTGCTATTTTCTGTGTTCTTTTGCACCTTCGTGAGAATAAGAACGCAAAGAACAGAAACCGCAATGCCACATACTATGTACGTCCAATTGAAAAACAAAATATTGATTACATAACGTGCGGACGGCTGTGTAAAGAGATTTACAAATACATCCCCGGTTGCGACAGCTTCCATAACTCCTGCGATATTTGCAGGAGTTATCCCGTAAAGAAACGCACCGATAGAATACAATGCTATTTTCTCAACAATGGACGGGAATAGAATACCCAACGAGTAAAACCAAGCCTTTTGTGATTTGCCGTATTTTCCAAAATACAGCGCGGCTAAAAGGCACGGTATTACGGCAAGGCAAACTCCCAACGCTTCGGATCTCAAATGAAGTCCAAAAAGAATAAACGCTAATCGTATTAACAGGTATGAGCCTAAAATAATTAGCCAGCCAATCAGCAATACAACAGTATGAGATTTCTTTTTCTGCGGCTGCATATGCTCACCTCCTCAAGGGTTGCTCCACTTTAGGAAACATCAGTGTTACGGTTGTTCCGCCGTTGGCGTTTGAAAAAATACTTACTTTTAGGGTCAAGTCATTCGCCATTTGACGAACAAGGTACAGCCCCATTCCCGTAGAACGGCTTAAATAGCTGCCTGTGTCCCCGGTAAAGCCCTTATCAAAGACAAACGGGAGATCGGACACGGGTATGCCAGTTCCGTTATCGCTGATAGATAAAATGATTTCTCCACTATCTGCATGATCCGCCACCGAGAATTGTATCGTGGGCGCGGGGTTCTTTCCGGCATATTTTACGCTGTTGCTGATAATCTGTCCTAAAATGAACATAAATCCTTTTTTATCAGATACGGCGTTGCAATCGTCCCCGGCATACACGACAGAAAATCCGGCTTCTTCAAGTAAGGAATAATTATCCTCAACCGCCTCCTGACAAGTTTCCAAAACAGAAAGCTGCTCAAAACAGTAATCTTTATGAACTGCTCCAAGGCGGGAAAAGTATAAAATCTGTTCTACACTCTGCCGCGCATAGTCGCGCACATATAACATACGGGTATGCACCAAAGGCGACATCTCACCCTTACGGTTATCCAAAAGCAGCGTCATAAGGGATAACGGTTTCTTTATTTCATGCGCCCATTTTTCGATGTAGTTTTCGTAATCCGCAATTTTCAGCTTTTGCTCTTTTCCGTATTCCTGCTGTGTTCTCAAATGTTGCCCCAGTTCACGGAGATACGGGCGTAATGACGCGGGGACACTTTCACATAACAGGTATTCGTTTCTGTCGTCCGGCTCTAACAGGAAACATCGAAAGGCGATGTCTATTTTCTTGCGTTTGTAGCTTGAGATTACCAGTGGGAGGATCAAGGCGGCAAGAGATACAAATATCATCAGTCCCACAAGGCTCAAAAAAATCTCCGGGTAAGCAAACCATGCAAGAAATACAAAGAACCACTCCAAGCACGCAAGGGTAACCAACCAAATTCGATTAGACGATATATAAGTCAAGAGAGTACGCAATTTTCTCATAAGCCCACCTGCTCTTTCAGACGGTAGCCTTGTCCGCGTACCGTTTCAATGCGTTCCTCAAGCCCAATTTCACGCAGCGTTTTCCGCAGACGGGTAAAGTTGACTTGCAGGGCATTTTCATCTATAAACTCTGCCGTCCCCCAAAGCGTATGGAACAGCTCGTTCTTTGAAACAAGGTTCGGGCTGTTTTTCAAAAGAGCAAGAAGGATTTTTCCCTCATTCTGCGGTAGAACATAAGAGGTTTTTCCTGCATATATCGTAAAAGTATTTGGATCAAGCAGGAAGCCGCCCCCGTCGAGTAATCCTTGCTGCACCTGCTCCTCTCGGCGGCGCAGAAGATTTTTTGTGCGGGCAAGTAGACGTTCCATATTACATGGCTTTGTTAAGTAGTCGTCTGCCCCCAATCCCAAGGCATGAAGTTCGTCCTGTAATTTATCTCTTGCCGTTAAAATCAAAACCGCCCCAAGGTGCTTTGCCTTTATCTCTTTGCATATCTCAAAGCCGGAACGAAAGGGGAGATTGATGTCGAGCAGAATTAAATCCGGGGACAGCTCTGCTAACTGTGATACAGCGTTTTCAAAAGCAGGCAAAGGAACGGCATCATACCCTGCTTTTTTAAGCATATCAATCAGTTCTTCCCGCATATATACATCATCTTCAATTACGACAATCCGCGCCAACATGATCACCTCCTCTTTCTATCGAAAGTCTGTCA